CTGGGGCTCCACCCGCGGCAACGTCTTCCTCACCGGGCAGGCCGGCACCGGGAAGTCCACGCTCCTCCGGAAGCTGCTCGCCACCCCGGAGATGCGCTCCAAGACCGTCGCCATCTGCGCCCCCACCGGGATCGCCGCACTCAACATCGGCGGCACCACGGTCCACCGGTGGAGCGGCATGATGCTCGGGCCCGCCGAAGGACAGGACCACAACACGTTCGCCGAGGAACTGGAACGCGAACCGTGGACCAAGCACGCCATCCGGCGCGTCGAGGCCACCGACGTCCTCGTCATCGACGAGATCAGCATGATGGCAGGGAGCCAGCTGGACTTCCTCGACTTCTGGCTGCGCCGGTGCCGCAAGGACTCCACACCCTTCGGCGGCCTGCAGGTCATCTTCCTCGGCGACTTCCTCCAGCTGCCCCCGGTGCGGACGGACATTAGCAGGCCTTATGACTGGGCCTTCAACGCCCGGTCGTGGGCCGAGGCCGACCTCAAGGCCATCAGCCTGGAGAAGGTCCACCGGCAGTCGGACCCGGCCTTCATCGAGGCCCTCGGCGCCTTCCGGACAGGCAAGATGAGGCGGCAGGACGCCGACCTCCTGCGCTCAAGGGTGTCCATGTTCCCGCGGGCTGAGATCACCCGGCTGATGACCCACAACACCCAAGTCGACAAGTGGAACGCCTACCGGCTCGACGGGATCGCAGGCGAGCAGAAGGTCTACACCGCCGAGGCCACCGGAGATCCCAAGAACATGGAGTTCTGCCTGCGGAACATGCCCAGCCCGAAGGAACTGGTGCTCAAGCACGGCTGTGCGGTCATCTTCACACGCAACGATCCCGAGGCCGGCTTCGTCAACGGACAGATCGGCACCGTGGTCAACCTCGGCAACGACAGCATCCGCGTGCTCACACAGCAGGGCCAACACGTCGACGTCGAGATGGCCAAGTGGGAGTTCGACAGCATGAAGGTCCGCATCAGCCAGTTCCCGTTGCGGTTGGCCTACGCCATGACCATCCACCGCGCACAGGGGCTCACACTGGACGCCGCACGCATCGACATCCGGGCAGCACGCGAGCCGGGACAGGCCTACGTCGCCGTGTCCAGGGTGCGGACACTCGCCGGCATCCACCTCACCGAATGGCCCAAGGGCTGGTTCGTATCCGAAGAGGCCCTCGCATTCCACGCACGCTAACACCATCACCGACATGACATGGATTCTACCAAAGCAACTACACACATCGGCCTTTGCGCTGGATACGGCGGCATTGAGCTTGGACTCCACCGAGTCATCCCAAATCTGCGCTCAGTCGCTCTTTGTGAGATCGAAGGTTTTGCCATCGCGAACCTGGTCGCAAAAATGGAAGCGGGACTCATGGACCCAGCACCTATCTGGCCGAATCTTAAAACCTTCCCTTGGCGAGCATTTCGCGACCGTGTGGACATCCTCACTGGCGGATATCCTTGCCAACCCTTCAGCGCAGCAGGGAAGCGGGCAGGAAAGGACGACCCCCGCCACCTCTGGCCTTGGATCGCAGATGGCATTCGACTTCTCCGACCCCGACTCTGCTTCTTCGAGAACGTCGAAGGACATATCAGCCTGGGGCTGCGCGACGTCATCGAAGACTTGGGACGACTGGGTTACGGAACGACGTGGGGCATATTCTCAGCGGCTGAAGTCGGCGCACCGCACCAGCGAAAGCGCGTCTTCATCCTGGCCCACCGCAACGACGAGGGATTTCAAGGGCGCCTATCGGCCAGAATCCATGATCAGGGCGGATGGAAAGGACCGTTCCATGGCATCACTGGATCAGGCGGTCATCACCGTCCAGAACTGGCCGACACCAGCGACAGCGGACGGCGGGAAGATCGGAAACCGACCCAACTTCGGACAGGTGTGCCTGTCGAACCATCCATCCATTGTTGGACTCCCGGATCGGGACAAGCTCAAGAAATCTGGCCCAGCCGCCCCGGACAACCCCAGTACGGATGGGAGCCGCCAAGGGTCGTCGGATCAGACGGCACAGACTTCCTCCGCAGGATTGGCTGGGTGGCAGACGCCAACCGTCTCGACCAGAGCGCATCAGCAGAAGGACGGCAGCATGATCCCGAAGCTGGACACGCAGGTGAAGCAGTGGCCGACGCCCAGCGGGGCCGTGGTGAACGACGGGGAAACGCTGGAGAGTTGGGAGGCGAGGAAGGCGAGAAACATAGCAAAACACCACAACGGGAATGGCATGGGGACACCGCTGACGATTGCGGTACAGCAGCAGAAACAGTGTGCGACGGACAAGCAGTGGGCGACCCCTCGTGCGAACAAGACCGAGGGATACAGCAGCCCGGAGTTCAGGCCGACGCTGCATCAGCAAGCTCAGAGTTGGGCGACACCGAGGGCCGAGATGGACTCGGGAGCACACAACGGAAAGCCGGACACGCTGCACAGCCAGATGAAGGTGACAACGAACGGCAAACTGAACCCACGCTGGGTGGAGACACTGATGGGACTTCCGGTGGGCTGGACTATGCCGAGTTGTGCGTCTCCTGTGACAATCGCACCGACGAGCTTCGACTGCTCGGGAACGGTGTCGTCCCAGCCACCGCAGAACGCGCCTTCCGCGTCCTGATGCAGGAACTCATGCACCCATGAGCCACCAAACCACATTCCCCGTGCCGCCAACGCCGCCCCGCCCCCGTGAACGGGTCGAGATCAAGGTCACGGCGCTCATCACCTACACCGACGAGGAGACCCGGAAGATGGCTATCGAGTGGGCCACCGGGTACGCAAAGGAAGCCGTCGACGGCATTGGGTGGACCGCTCCGGAGGGCTACACCATCACGTTCAACCCATGACCATCCAACAGATCCACGACTGGCTCGGGAGCCCCCTCTTCCTCGTCCCGCAACAACCCGGCACCAAGGTGCCCATGGTCAAGTACACCCAGGAGACCCTCGAAAGCACCTTGAGGCCCGTCTACCAGGCCCTGCTCGAGGCCGGCAACACCGCCGTCAGGCTCGGCGAACACTCCGGCGGATTCTGCGCCATCGACTTCGACGATGAGCAGAGTTTGCAGCAGTTCCTGGCGGTCAACCCCACGCTGGCCTCGTCCGCACGCTGGAAGGGGTCAAGGGGCGCCCAGATCGGCGTGAGGGTACAAGGAGAGTACCCACAGCCTTGCAGCGCACGCTCGGCCACCGAGTTCGTCGACGTCAACGGCAGGAGGTTGGGCAGGCCCCTGTACGAGTGGCGCAGCACCGGCAACCTGTCCACGGTGCGCGGCACGCATCCCTCGGGCTGCCAGTACCAGGTGCTGGTGCAGGCGCCACCGGCGCAGATCAAGTTCTCCGACATCCGGTGGCCCGAAGGCTGGCCTGTGCCCGGTGAGGCCAGCCAGGCTGCGGTCTTGGTCAGGAACCATGGGGCACCGTGGGCGTTCAGCGCCAAGGGCGGCGGGACGTTGAACCCCAACTTCTTCAGCGCACACATCCTCTCCAAGGAACACCACGTGCACGACGCCGGCTCCGGACGCAACCACTGGTACTCCCAGGAGTCCGGCACATGGATCCACGTCTCGCAGGTGGAGCTCCACCAGCGCATCCTCAAGCACACCCACGACGTCATCCGCAACCAGGCCGCGGCACTCCCCGATGACCCGCGGATCCCCACCCTGCTGCCCAAGGTCACGCCGGCCTACCTCGAGCAGGTCGCGCACCTCATCAGCGTCACCACGGCGCAGGCCGACCCGTTTGGCCGGCCAAGGGCGGTCGTGCATGCCGCCAACGGCATGGTCGACCTGTCCACGCAGCCCTACGAGGTGCATGGGTTCGGGCCCCAATGGATGTCCCGTGCGCAGACACCCATCCAGTACTCGCCGGGTCAGCAATGCCCACGATGGCAGGCCTTCCTGGATCACGCCTTGCCCGAGCAGGATGACCAGCAGCTGCTCCAGAGATGGGGCGGCATGGCCCTCATGCAGCGCAACCTGTGTCAGGTCATGCTGCTCGTCACCGGCACCGGTGGCGGCGGCAAGAGCACCCTGGCGGCACTGGTGCGGAGACTGGTGGGCCCAAGGAACTGCGCGGAACTCCGGACGTCGCACCTGACGTCACGGTTTGAGGTCGGCCTGTTCGCGGAGAAGACGTTGTTGGTGGGCGCCGACGTGGCCCCGGACTTCCTGAGCAGCGAGGGTGCCCCCGTCATCAAGAGCCTCACCGGTGGCGATCAGGTCATGGTGGAGTTCAAGGGGTCGTCCAAGGCAGCCCAACTGGTCGGCGAGTGGAACGTCATGGTGACAGCGAATACGAGGCTCCGGGTCAACATGCAGGGCGACATCGGAGCCTGGGCAAGGCGGATACTGTTGTTGGACTTCTCCCAGCCCAAGCCGGCCAAGGTCATCCCCAACTACCACGACGTGATGATCAACGAGGAGGGTGCCGGTATATTGAATTGGTTCCTGCAGGGCGCCAGCGAGATGCTGGATATCGTTGCAACGGGGTCATCGTTCCCCATGTCCGTGAGGCAGAGGCAGGCCGTCGACAACCTGATGAATGAGTCCGACAGCGTGAGATACTTCATTACGAATCATGTTCGACGGTCATCCATGGCCGCCGACTGCATCACATCGGAGGAACTCTACAACGCATATCTACAGATGTGCTCATACCGCAACTGGTCCTGTGAACCGGAAAGATCCTTCCAACTCCGGGCCGCAGAATTGATGACCGAGATCCACCAGGCCCAACGCTCCAACCACATCCACCGGGACAAGGACGATCAGGGTTCCAGAGGCTACCGCAACGTAATGCTTCATTCTCTTGACCATGAGCAATTCTAGACAGTCAAGTGTTAAGGGTTGGACTTGGGACGGTTGTGACACTTGTTTCCTACTCCGGTCTAGGGGATTGGAAAACTTTTAACTATTGACACGACGTATCCCATACGGAATGGAGTTGGAAAACAGCGTCACAACCGTCCCAAGTCAAGCAACGTGAATTTAGACGAATCCAGGATCGAAGGCCTCCACAAGGCAGGCGGAAGGTGGACGGGACGCTGTCCTGCCTGCGCCCAAGCCGGTCAAGATCGGTCCAAGCAGCACCTAGTGATATTCCCGGACGGTAGGTGGGCCTGCGTGGTCAACCCCGGACCACAAGGCCAACACCATAGACAAATCATCTGGCAGTTGGTAGGCAGGAAGGGCCTCAAGAACACGCTGCCTTCATCACCCTTCGACCCATCGCTTCTATGAATACAAACCAAGCCCTTGTACGTTCCGCTGTAGCAAAAGGCCTGCTCAAGTATCCTCCAGGCCAACGCTTCCACAAAGACGGTACACCAGACCCCATGCTGGACCTCACAACGTTGTCCAACCCCAAACGACATTCCCAAGCCATGTTCCGCCAAGCCTACCAACTCCGCCAAGCCGGACTCTCCCTCCACCAGGTCGCCGACCGTTGCAATGTCCCCCGCGGTTCCATCGTGTACCTCATCGCCCAAGGCCATGAGCTACACCTCGCAGACCAACGCAACCGTTGACCAAGCATCCCCAATGCAAGACCCTCACCCCAACGTGGCGCCGTCCATCCACATCTCACTCTACGCCTATGGTGGCGTCTCAGCCGCCTGCCTCCTCTCCTGGATCTCCATGGCCCACGCCATCGCTACCAGGCCGGCACAGGCAGCCGACATCCGTACCGTACGCGAGGACGCACTCATCTCCCGCTCACGATCCCGTGCCACCAAGTGGTTCCTCGACTCAGGCAAGGACGTCTGGGTCCAAGTCGACCACGACATCGAGTTCGATCCCTCCGACATCTACCGCATCGCACAGATCGCCCACGACACAGGCTCCACCGTCTGCATCCCCTACTCCTGCCGCTCCCTGCCGCCCAGGCCGGCCCTGAGACCCAAGGCAGAGCATCTGCAGACCCTCAAGGACATGCTCTCCAATGCCGACGGAGCACCGGAGACCGTCCCGATCCAGATGTTCGCATCCGGATGCCTCGCAATCCCTCGCAGGAGCCTCGTGGCTGCGTTAGAGGGCCTCCAGAGCCCCAAGGTCGACTACCCGTACAGGATCGATTGGTGCAAGGATACGCTCGCTGGCGAGTTCCCTACGTTGTGGATGCCCTTCGCCGTCGACACCCTGCCCAACCAACTCGAGTACCTCTCCGAGGACTACGCTGCTGCCTTCCGGCTCTCCCTCTGCGAGGTCGAGCACCTTGCCTACCGCCCCAGCAAGCCACTGAGCCATTGGGGCGAGTTCCCCTTCGCATTCCACGCCTATGCCCCCCGTTAAGCGCGGCCCAGGACGGCCCAGGAAGAAGCACCGCGAGGTGTCCCTGCAGGATGTGGCGAAGGTCGCTGGGACCAACCGTAACGTCGTGGCAGCCGTCCTGCGCGAGGACTCTGAGATCGATGGCGAACTCCGCGACCGTGTCATGGCAGCCGTTGAGCAGACCGGCTACGTGGCGCCACCGAAGAACCAGCACTTCAACTCGGCCCTGACTCAGGAGAAGGCGGACACCATCTTCGAGGGTGTGATCACCAACAAGCCGCTGGATCAGATCGCCAAGGAGACCGGGCTGACCAACGCAACAGCGATCAAGTACATCCGCGGCGTCAAGGTGCCCGCTGACTACCCTGAGACCGAGGAGGAATGGCGGAACGACGTCACCGGCTTCCTCAAGATAGCGATCTGGAAGGGCACCAAGCGGCTGGCCCGCGAATCAGTTGAACTAATAGATGACAGAAGTTTACCAATCGCAGTGGCTGTGATGGCGGACAAGTTGCAAATGCTTTGCGGTCAACCTACTTCAATCCATCTCGCTGTGCATCAACAGGTCAGTCACAAGGACCTGATGAAGGAGATCGAGACCAGGAACGTGACGCCCGGCGCAGCCGAGGAGCACGTCCCGGAGCCAACGTGACGGTGTCGTACAACAGGTATTATATTCACTTCGTTTCAGGCTCCAGCAACCGGACGCACTGAGCATCAGGCACTTACGCATGAAAACAGCCCCAAAGGGGGGGAGGGGGTCTCCGGACTCCGGTTTGGTGTAAAGCGCGACGGGTAGCCGAAAGGAAAAAAATGTTGAAAACGAACCCTCCAAAGAGCCTGCCTGCGCCCCTTTGCATGACCTGCGGCAAGCCGTTCGTCGTGATCAAGCAGTTCGATGGCCCAAAGCAGAAGCGGTTCTGTGAAGAGCAGTGCAGAATCAACTGGTGGAATGAGCAGCCTGAGCATCCGTTCATCCCAAAAGTCGACGTTTCGCACCCTAGAGCCAAAGAACTGAAGTTAAAGCGCACCCAACTCATCCTCTTAGAAAAGGCCGACCCGTACACCTACGGCTTTGTGCCTGACCACTGGGAGATGGCGGACGCGCAGTACGAGTTGTGCCAGGAACTGTTGGTGTCCGGCGGCAACCGCGCAGGCAAAACTCTCTGGGCAGCCCGCCGCGTGGTGAAAACCCTGTTGGAGAAGGAGAATGCGAGCGTCCTTTGTTGCCACACATCACACGCAACCTCCGTCACCGTCCAACAGCCCGCGATCTACAACTATCTCCCGGTGGCACTACGGGCGACGAAGAAGGGCCGGATCCACTACCTGAACTACACGCGGAAGAACGGGTTCACGGACGGCTCATTCATCCTGCCCAACGGTTCCCGGTGCGACTTCCTGAACTACACGCAATCGGAGAACACGATCGAGGGCCGGGAGGCGGACTTGATCTGGTGCGATGAGTTGGTGCCGCAGTCCTGGGTGGAGACGTTGCGGTACCGCTTGGTCACCCGCCGCGGCAAGCTGCTGGTGACGCAGACGCCGCTGGAGGGTGTGGCCTCGGTGTACAAGGAATTCGTGGCCGGCGCCGCTGTGGAGCGTTGGGGCAAGGCGCAGATGTTGGAGGGGCGGCAAGGTCTACCGACTTGGCCCATCGGCGAGGCACCCCGTGTGATGGTGCAGCAGGCGACGGCCCGCCGCGCGGTCTTCTTCTTCAGCGAGGACAACCCCTACAACCCGTTCGACGAGATGAAGAAAAAGCTCGTCGCGGCTCCGATGGGGCAGATCCTGACGCGAGCCTACGGCTGGGCCTCGGACGG